ACCTGTGCGTGAGTTTAACTTGTCCAAACGACAGCGTAAGCGACGCATGGACAGGGGACGACATCGATTTAGCGAGTAAAATTTGGCAAAAGTTCAACCTCGCCGCAAGAGAATACGTTTTAGTAAACGATTGTCGGTGATATAATAATCATACCCCCTCGGGCAGTTCCCTATGGCTGCCCTTTTTTTTGCCCGAAAAAACCTATACACTCCCAACACGCTGAGAGTATGCGTCACGAAAGGACTGAAATAATGTCGAAAAAGCAAAACCCTGCCGACAAGGTAGAGCGTTGGAATATCAATAAGCTAATCCCGTACGCCCAAAATAGTCGAACCCATAGCCCCGCGCAAGTGGCTCAAATTGCCGCAAGTATACGAGAATGGGGATGGACTACCCCAATTCTGGTAGATACCGAAGGCACAATCATTGCGGGTCACGGTAGACTTCTAGCCGCGCAAAAGCTGGAAATGGAAACCGTACCTGTCATGGTAGCCAAGGATTGGACGGAAGCCCAAAAGAAGGCTTACGTTATTGCGGACAATAAGCTGGCGCTGAACGCGGGTTGGGACGAAAACCTGTTAAACCTGCAATTGACGGAACTTACCGAAACTGGCTTTGACGTATACCTCACGGGCTTTACCGATGAGGAGATGGCAAAGCTAAAGCCGATCGTATTAAACGGCGGTCTTACGGACGAGGATGCCGTTCCCGAAGCCCCCGAGGAACCACGAACTCGTTTAGGCGACGTTTGGATTCTGGGCAAGCATCGCCTTATGTGCGGCGATAGTACAAACGTTGACGCTATATCCAAGCTAATGAACGGTCAGCTTGCAGATATGCTTTTGACCGACCCGCCGTATAACGTAAACTACGAAGGCAAAACAAAAGAAGCCCTCAAAATTAAAAACGATACAATGGATAACGATTCTTTTAGGATGTTTCTGAGAGACGCTTTCGTATCCGCAGATACCGTAATGAAACAAGGGGCGGTGTTTTACATATGGCACGCCGATAGCGAGGGCTATAATTTTCGCGGTGCGGCATTTGACGCTGGATGGAAGGTGAGGCAGTGCTTGATATGGAAAAAGCAATCGCTTGTTATGGGTCGGCAGGATTACCACTGGATTCACGAACCCTGTTTGTACGGATGGAAGGAAGGCGCAAGTCACCTGTGGGCATCCGATCGGAAGCAAACCACCATATTGGAGTTTGACCGTCCATCTAGGAGCGCGGAGCATCCAACCATGAAGCCAGTGGCTTTATTTGAGTACCAGATGCTCAACAACACCAAAGGCTCGGATATCGTTTTGGATAGTTTTGGCGGTTCAGGAACCACTTTGCTCGCCGCCGAGAAAAACGGTCGGCAGGCTAGGCTTATGGAGTTAGATCCGAAATACTGTGATGTAATAGTAAAACGATGGCAGGAATACACGGGACAGAAAGCGATACTAGAAAGTACGCAGGAGAAGTTTAATGAACGGTTATGAAAAACCAATGTTAAAAAAGCCTCATGGTGGAGCGCGAGAAGGTGCGGGTAGACCCGCGTTTGTCCCAACGGAGTCTGAGCGCAAGCAAGTAGAGTCCCTAAGCGGGTACGGCGTACCCATTGACCAAATATGCACCTTGGTTAGGGATGGGATTAACGTGGATACCCTACGCGCCCATTTTGATAAGGAACTGAAGGCTGGCAAGGCTAAGGCTAATGCTCAGATTGGGCAGACCCTGTTCCAAAAGGCTATCAAGGGCGACACAACGGCGGCGATCTGGTGGTCAAAAACCCAAATGAAGTGGCGAGAGACGACTATGCACGAGGTTACTGGCAAGGACGGCGATGCTATGCAGGTGGATATCTACCACACGGTGTTCGGCAAGCTGCTTGAAAACATTAAAATGCAGCGCCAACAAGAGCAAGAGGAATAGTATCAATTTAATATAATATCAATTTATTACTGAACGTTCAGTAGTTTTTTTACAACAACTATGACAGTAGCCGCCCAAATACTAGCCGACCCGAGTACCAAGTCGTTGTGGGATAAGCTGCCCGAGGTGCAGAAAATAGCATACGCTTGGGAGTGGTCGTGGCTTGAGAAAGCCCATAGGCATCAAGTTGAGCCTCACGGGGAATGGTGGAACATTTGGCTTATGTTGGCAGGGCGCGGCGCGGGCAAGACCCGTGCGGCTGCGGAAACGATGGCGCAGTGGGCGTGGCGCGAACCTAATACGCGCTGGCTGGTATCAGCCCCGACCTCGGGAGACGTTAAAGCAACTTGTTTCGAAGGCGACTCGGGTCTGATATCCGTTATCCCGCCTGAGTTGATTGCGGACTACAACAAAGCCCTGCACGAACTAAAGTTGGTTAACGGCAGCCTGATCAAAGGCATCCCGGCCTCGGAACCAGAACGCTTTCGAGGCCCTCAGTTCCACGGAGGCTGGCTGGACGAACTGGCGGCGTGGGAATACTTGCAAGAGTCGTGGGACATGATTCAGTTTGGTGTTCGCTTGGGTAAACGCACCAAGCTAATCTGTTCAACCACGCCGAAACCAAAGGATGTGGTTTTAGACCTCATTGAGCGCGAGGGTAAGGACGTTGTTATAACCCGCGCATCGACATACTCGAACATCAAGAACCTTGCCCAATCCTTCCAGAACCAAATACTTCAGTACGAAGGGACTAAATTAGGTCGGCAAGAGATTCATGCGGAGATCATTGACCCAGAGGAAGGCGGCATCGTTCGCCGCGAATGGTTCAGGCTCTGGCCTCCCAACAAACCCTTCCCCAAGCTCGAGTTCATTATCCAGTCATACGACTGCGCGACGTCGGACAAGACTGTTAACGATCCGACGGGCTGCATTACCCTCGGCGTATTCAAACCTCTGGACGGCGGCATGAGCGTAATGATTCTGGACTGCTGGCAGGAGCATCTACAGTACCCTGACCTGCGCCCAAAGGTCATCGAGGAGTTTGAGACGGTGTACGGCGAAGGCAAGGGTCGCAAGTTGGTAGACCTGCTTCTGGTGGAGGACAAGTCAGCGGGCATCTCTCTCATTCAGGACTTACAGCGGGCGCATTTACCCGTGATTGCGTACAACCCCGGCAAGGCTGACAAGATACAACGGCTGTCGATCGTGGCGAACATCATCAAAGCGGGTCGGGTCTGGGTTCCCGAGTCATCGGTGCGGAAGGGATACGTCCGAGACTGGGCTGAGGGCATGGTAAGCCAGATATGCTCATTCCCCGAGACGGTACACGATGAATTTGTTGACTGTATTAGTCAAGGGCTGAGATACTTGCGTGACGCTGGATGGATCAGCATCGATGCCCAACCCCGCGAAGAGATCACGGAAGAGGACATTACGGACGCTGAAATCTTTAACGCAAAGGCTCGAGGCAACCCGTATGCAGCCTGAGTGGATTCTAATCTGGTTGTTTGTAGTGGCACTACTAGGCACTATTGTGGCGGTTGCGGTCTTTGTAATCATTGATAATTCGACAAACCCTGACCGTTGGGGTTAATATGCGCAAATCACAGGGAGGACGACATGGCTGATTCATTAGACGCGATGAAGTATGCGCTCGCCATGCGCCCCACCAAACAATTAGACGAGCATGGTCTGTACAGCCGAGCCGCCGAGGTTGCGCGTCAACTCCCCCAAGAGAAGGGAACTCCCCAACAGATGCTGGCGATGATCGCCAAGGCGAAAGGCGTTAAACCAGACGAGATCAAGTACTCAGACGTACAAAACGCTTATGCGGACTATCCAACGGTCAGCCGAGATGAGTTGGCTAAATACTTTGAGCAAGAGCGCCCGAGGCTAACAATCGATGAAAGCCAAGCTAAAAAATTTGCCGATTACTCAACCAAGGGTGGAGAGGGATACCGCGCTAATGTATACGCCATGACATCGCCTTTGGCGTTCGGTGGCGATCGACCTATTTTCCAACCTCGGTTGCATTGGGATACCACAAACCCTGTGGTTCATCATAGAACTAAAGAGTTCGATGATGTTGAATCGGTAAAAGCCACAAAACCAAAAATTCCAAATCCAGACAAAACATTGTCAATTTTCAGAAAAGACACAAGAGACCGAGAAGACTTTCCCGCTTGGTCTACTGGCGTGAATGGGTTGTCGATTAACAAATCATTAGATAATCCCAAAAATTACAACATCACCCACGATCATTCAGGATTGGTTGTCTCAAGGGACATTCCAACCTTCCACGGCGCTCAAAACGCAGTTAAAGATTTGGGCTTATTAACTGATTGGACATTGCCAAAAGATGAATTGTTGGCATCTTTAAAAGGCCCCGAAAAAAACAACATGAGTGCGGTAAACAATATTAGTCTGGAGGCAAAAGATAAAAACTCAGCCTATCACGTTGTTCGTCCAACCGAAGCCGATTACGCCAAAGCTGCAAAGAAATATGGCGCTATTAAGCGGCATTTTCTCCTAGATGAACTCCAAAGCGACTGGGGTCAGACTGCTCGCAAAAAGGGAATACAATCCCCAGAAGAGACGAAAGAGTTAGCGGGCTTAGATTCGCAATATAA